CTTTTATCTCCGTTTTTACAGGATCTTGTTTCATTTTATAATACCATAATCCGTTTATATAGACATCTAGTTTCCTTGTCTTAGGATGGGGTTTTAACCGATATATTCTATTCGGACGGACCCGCTTTATATTATGGAAGATCGAATTGCTATTATTTTCTATCCTCTCCCCCATTTTATTTAATATAGAACCACCGATTAACGGTTTAATTTCACTACAAATAGAATCTTCCCTATAGTATAATTGTTTTTTACCTAAGGGATCTGTAAAAGCTGTGAATCCTTCTTCTTCGTATATAACAATGGACCAGAAACCGCACCATTTATTTATCTCACTAATTCGTGTCCTCCAATCCTTTTCCCTAAAAAAGAAAGTAAGGTAGGAAGTATCGCTATCATAATCCCCGAATTTATAATAATTAAAAATCTCCCCATTGAATAATAAATAACGATCATATCCTAGGGGGATGGGTTGTAAACCACTAAGACCCTGTGTTTGCAAAGGTAGCAATCTATGCCCGAAAACCCATCCGTCTTTTTCTATCTTATTTGTTATTATCCCCCGGTGGTCTATATTAAAAAGGGGTTTTTTATCTTCTCTATATATTAGGATGCCGCACATTGTTGATAATCAGAAGAGACCCATTTGTTGTTGCTCTCTTTTTAGATCCTCTATATAGGGATTGGGCTTAATTACTCGTGTTGCCTCTTCGGGTAGCACCCCTTTTTTTAGGAACTTCCTAACCTGTTTTGCAAAATAATAGGGGAACTCAATCGGCATGCATTTCCCTGTTTGTTTTATATGATTCTTATAATGAGTACTTAAATTCCCAGGTTTTTCTGGTAATAATATGAAATCATCATCGAATCCCATTATTCTTAATCTTTCCCGAATAGAAAAAGGCCTCCAATATTCCCTATGAGGATCGAAAAAGAAATGATTATCCGGAAGACCACCTCCACCACTTAGAACCGGACAGAATTGGTTGATATCAATTTTAAAATATCCCGGTTTGATCTTTAATTCATTTTTCGTATTATAATAAGTAAAATTCTTCTTAATCGGAATTTCTTTTGTTAGTTCGTTCCATTCCCCCCATGAAACAAGATAATTCTCTCCTTCTTTATCCCATCCCCTAAAATAATTTAACGGCCAATTCGATTTATCTTCTAAAGTAACCGGATGATGATTTGGTAATCCCTCACAGTCTTTAATTACATCCTTAGTGACCTTCTCGTGGGGTTTTTCCCCCGGTATGAACGTATACTTAAGGTCCTTATGGCTTGCAATTAAAAACATCCTATTCCTATGTTTTTGCACGTTCCCGTATCCCCAATTACTTACCCATTCGAAAGAAAGATCATAATCTCCTAAGTGTTTTTTATATTCTTCCAACCCGTAAACTAGTAAACTTTTGGGGAGGTCATCCATTAATATAAATTGGGGTTGCAATAGGCTTGCTTCTTTAACAAATTTCGGGATATCCAGGGCATTCGTAGGGTCCATTTTCTTCGCTCGTAAGTTTGAGAAATTCCCACATTCAGGATGCCCCATCACCATTGTCAACCCTCTTAAGTTAGTAATATCGTAATCATATAAGTCCATAGTAAAAGGTCTATTGAAATTATGTTCGAAACTCCCTGTGTGATAGTATTTCCTCCAGTCGCAATTTCCTACTATCTCGAATCCCGCTTTCCTTGCCCCATATAATAAAGAACCGACACCAGAGATAAGACCAAAAGATTTCATCCTATAATTTCTATATTATGCATCCGAATCATCCTGCAATCTAATAATGATTTGACTTCTTTTTCTTGCTTACTAAAATCCCCATAAGAGTTTAAATAGAAAATCGTTTCCACCCCTACTGATGCCAAGATCCTATGGCAATGCAGGCAAGGTTCGTGTGTAATATAAGCTTCCATCCCGACCCCATGTTTCTTCTCTAAATTAAGAACCGCTGCTTCTTCAGCATGTAAGGTTCTTATACAATGACCCCCTTCCATACAACATCCAACTTCTTCACAATGTTCCGTCCCCGAGTGGCTGGAATTATACCCTATAGCCTTTACTCTTTTTTCATAAACTAGGACACATCCTACTTTGTTCCTTAAACAAGTCCCCCGATAAGAAGATAGGATCGCCATCTTCATAAAATACTCATTAACTCCTAGTCTTTTTCTTTTATTTTCCATTTTTCTGTTTTAAAAACATGAAAGGAACCTATCCACATAGAAAGTTTCCCGGGATATACTCCTAGTTTTTCTGCTATATGCTGTACTAACCGGCAAGTCATATAAATATCATTGCGGAAATGTCGTATCGCATCACAACTTCTAATATGATAAGTACAATTAAGGACCGACTTTCTGTAGTTAAACCAATAACCCAGGGTGCAAGGTAATCGTACCTCATTGTTACTTTGATCTTCTGGATGCCAAATCGAAAGATATGCTTGCCTTGTATAAAGATCCTCCTCCAAACGTTGTATTATATCTCTTAGATCCCCGTTTTTATATCTTATCCCTTTTTTTTCTTTAGGTGGCCAATATCTCTCCATGTAGGTGTGGCTAAATTTATCACCCTGATGAGACTTAAATCTCTTATCGTCCAAACTTGCTCTATAATACGGCCAATTCTTATACTGGTCTCCGGGGTTTAAAGGCGATCCCCCGATCCTTTCTCTAAAGTGATCTTCCGACCAAGGTAAATCTGCTCCCGTTTCCTTTGATAGTTTTGGGATAGACAGGGGAATGGGGGAGGTAAAGAATAGATTAGATACTTCTAATATAATATCCGGGCTTTCTACCGCTTGCCATTTTCTAGTTTTTATTTCTTTCCCACTATTATATAAGATGGAAAGTGCTTGTTTTATTTCCTTATTCATCTTCGGACCTTGTAATATCTTTTTCTTCTGTTTTCGTATTATTCTCATAGTTATTATACCCGGCAATATAGGCCACTAGATCTAATAAATTATCTTCTTTATGGGCGTGGCTCTCCCTTGCTAGTTTTAAAGATATTTGCATCATATACAGATCCCTTATGGAAATTTTTTTATTACAAAGAACGGTAGCTATCTCCGAAGCTTTCTTGTTACAAAGGGACATTGGACCATATTGTCTTTCCTTCTCCTCCGATCTTTCGTATATGATCTCATGTGCTTTTTTTAATATATCCATGGCTACTTCTTTTCCTTCCTCTTTTTTTCCCTGTTTTTTATAGTAAGCGGGCATTTATTTAGATTCTCTATCTTTACCGACTCTAAGGACCCCTTTGCAAGACCACAATGTAGCTCCCCCCTTCCCTTTCCCGCCAAAACAACATGTTTTATATACTCCAGTTCCAAATTTAAAAACCTCAAAAGCCATTATCCCCCGGTACTACCAAAGCCCCCAGAACCACGTTCTAAATGATCGGATTCCTTAAAAAGATCTTTTTCCTTTTCTTCTAATTGGATAATGACATAATTAGGTTTCAATACTATAAATTGGATTATTTTTTGATCGGGTTTTAAAAGAACGGATTGGTTGCTAGTATTAAATAAATTAATATGTATCTCACCCGTGTAATTTTCATCCACCAAACAAGCCCCTACTTGTAATCCATGTTTTACAGCAATTCCACTTTTATTTAATGCTATCATACAATAACCTTTCGGTAGTTTTACTTTAATCCCAGAGGGTATACAAACTTGATTTTGTGGTTTTATTATTATTTCTTTATCTTCACTTGGTATAAAAAAATCAATTCCAGCATTTTTACCAAATCGTTCCGGGGTTTTTACGTTTTTTATTTTAAATATTTTTAAATTTGTCATATTATTTCCCCCTTTTTTTTTCTTATTTGATTAGCTGTTCTTCCTTTTTGCTTTAAGAGTTTATTTAATTTCCTGCGTTTTCTCTTGCGATTTTTGGCTTTTTTATTAGGCATAATCTTCAGCCCGACCTGCCAAAAAGAACCTTTTTTATCGGGCATTTTTTCATTTTTAGAATTCTATTCTCTCCGGTTTTATGACCGCAGTAATAAGTTTCTTTGTGTTTTGCTGATAATGCACATTTCCTTTTTTTAATAACGCAGTATTCAAACATTGTCCTGGATTTTAATTAAAGCCAGTTCTGATTCTGATTTCATTAAATGGCGGCATTTAACACAGTATTTAACAGTCCCTCTTTCTGTATGAACTGTAATATCCTTATGCTGTGGGCATATTAGTTTAATTTTCTTAATTCCATTTCCTTC